CCGACATACAAATATCTGTATCAGGCCAAAGACAATCTACTAATTGATTTTTTTGATCGTCAGTACCATAGCACTGATTGTAATTGATACCAAATATATCCATGCACATTTGTTTTAAACTATCTGCAAAGTTATATATACGTGCTTTTCCATAGTCATGAGTAGATTCATATTGTTTTACTAGGTATTCAGCAGAAGTAGTTTTACCAGATTGCTTTCTACCCGCAAATGCTATAATCATAAGTTCGCCTCTATATACTGTTTAATTTCTTTTTGTATTTCTTCGTTGCTCATCTCCCCAATATCTGATTTAGAGATTTTAGGGAAAAATAATCTATAAGTATTTTCGCACTTCTCTTTAATTTCCTCTGCTGCTTTGTGTCCTGCTTCATCATTGTCTGTAATAATAAACAGAGTCATAGCACCAGAAGAATCTAAGATCAGTTTTTGTCTGTCGCTTAGATTACATCCAAAGATACCTACGCTATTGTGTATTCCGTTTTCTTCTAGTCTCCATACATTACCGGGACTTTCTACAATGATTGCATAGTTGTCTTTTAGAATATGTTCTTTAGCATACCAAAAATTATAAAGATGATTCTGAGACTTAAAGCCAAGACTATGTTTCCATTTAGAATATAACCATGTCTTTTCTTTATCTGGACACTGACCATTAGGATTATGGAAAGCCCCACAAATATCACATTTATTATAGATACTTCTACCAGTTGCTCCTACTAGGTATTGCCCAGAGTCATCGTATATAGGAACCACAACTCTGCTATACATGGGCTTTTTAGGATTACTACAAAGTCCTACATCATACTTTTGTAAAGCATCTTTAGAGAAGCCTCTATCTACATAATATTTTGCTGGTATATCAATATTGCTTATTGCTGATTCTCTAGGAATCTTTTTTTCGCTTAAAGGCTTAACCGCTAGATTGTTAACAATCCTAGAAAAATTAGTCTTGTCTGATCTTAGTTTAATGTCGTCTAATTGACCGTCTAATTTATCAGACACTATGCTTTCGGCAAAAGACATTACTTCTGGGAATGGTGCAATCTTATCTCCTTCTTTTTCCCATCCGTATTTCTGTGCCGACAGAACACCTCTAATAAAGCCTAATATAGAACCTTTAAAAATCTTTTCACATTGATGAGTTCTACATTTCCAGTTGCCTCTATATGTGTCTCCTTCATAATATAAATTTAGAGCAGAGTCATTATCTCCACCATGAATAGGACACGCCATTGTTATCATCTTTCCATTATCTCTGTATTCGTGCAGATCTAATGCAGCTAATAACTCTTCTATATTATCACATAAAGCATCACAAATTGCTTTTAACTGATGCTGATTATGCGAAGGGGATTTCTTCTTTGTCATCATTGTCTACTACAAATCCTTCATCTTCATTGGAACTACTATTGGCTACTTCAAGTTTGGTTTTGCCTTCTGTAATTTTGGCACACCAACCCTTCATATTACAATTAATATAATCATTATCATCAAGACCACCACCATGCCTACTGATAATAGGAATAAGTTTTCTATTGCCAGAATTGGGGCCATCTTCTGATATTTCTTCATCGCTCTTTCTTTTAAAGATTGTGAAGTTGCTACAAAGCCAGATGATTCTATCTGAACCACTAGCTGTGTCTGTGCTTTCTTTTGTGATACCATCCCTATTAAGCTGAATAAATCCAACAATAGGAATTTTGTATTTCGTCGCAAAATTATGTAGGCTAGTCATCATGAATCCGAGCAGTTGATACTCTTTCATATCTCCTGACAAGCCTTGTGTGTCCATCAGTTTTAAGTAGTCATAAAATATTACGCACTGTTTCGCAGTTCCATCATCATTCAAACCAACATCTTTTACCAACCATCTTTTCATAATAGATATCTGTTCATCAAATGGTTTGCCAGCAATAGATTTGTGATAAAATTTCATATCAGCGATCTCTGCTGCTGCCTCTTTTACTTTTGTCAAAGAAGCATGAGAGTCAGCGAATTTGCCTGTCTCAATTTTATTGATTTCTATTTCGGTCATCATGGCTATAAGTCTGTTTATATGGTCTGTTTTTGTCATCTCTGTGTCCATATTTAAGACAGGGATGCCTCGTTTAGCTATATTTAAACCCATGTTGTCAGATAGCAGAGTTTTACCTGTTTTAGGGCGAGCAGCAATTACATTAATTGTACTTGTTCTCAAACCTCCTCCAATAGCCTGATCATACACAGGGAATCCCGTGGGAATACCTACTTGATCTATAGGATTGTCTTGTAGTTCTTGGAGATATTCTTCTAACCCTTTAGACATTTGTTCAGGAGCCGCATCATCATTGCTGATCAGATTAGTAAAATCAAATATCGGATCTTCTGCTAAAGATATAATATGTGATACAGACTCTGAGCCATTGATACTATTAATGCTTTTCTGTGCATCTCTAAGCTGGTCTTTTAGTAGTCTTGCTATTTTAAGTTTGGTTATCTTAGCTGCAAACTTCTTGACATTGTCTTTGTGTATTGGAAAATTTAATACAGCTTGTAGATGTGTGAGTTCATCTTTCTTATTAAAATAATCTTCATATCCCAATTCTTTTGCCTGAGATAGGATAGATGCTAGATCAATAGCAGGAACATTTTCTTCACAGAGATTTTTAACACACTCAAAGATTAGTTTGTTGCTGTCTATAGTAAAACATTCAGTATCAATAATATCAGCAATTTCCAAATAAATATCGTCAGCGTATTTGCAAATCCCTGATAATACTGCTCTTTCAGCAGACGTATCATCAAGACTCATTCATCAACCTCCAGCCTGAGAACAGGTATTACATTTATATCTTGTTGCATCATGTACCAATGCAGGATTTAGACTGTCCGACTTCCCACAAGACCGACACGTTACATTTATAGTAGTGTATGACCTAGTTCTTGGCGAGGGTGGTTGTACGCTAAGTTTCTTGTCAATAGCCACATCATCCCTAAACATATTTCTTTCTGGCATACTATCAAACTTGTTAATAGAAGTCGTCTTAGTTGATGTTGTCTTTCTGTTTCTTGCTGTGCTAGACTTCTTACGAATAGTCTTTTTCTTTGTTTGTCTCTTTTTAGCAGGCTTGACCTCTTCAGTTTCTGGTTCATCATCTACCAAAGACCTAAGAAGATCAACAATCTGTTCTATTGTTTCTTTCTTATTGCTCATGTTTCAATTTACTCCTCTGAATATTCAGTAAAATGTCTGATAGGTTTTTTACACTAGTGGCTGTATATTGCAGCCTGTCTGCTCTCATTTTTGCATATTTCTTAATTTTATTCAAAGCATTAGCATTGTCGTTATGTTTAATTGCTTGTGATGATTTTTCTATATATCCATATCCTTTATATGAATTTAGTTCATCTGCAATAGCTTCTTTAATATTCTCTTCTGCCCAATTTACCCTAGCTAATTCTCTGTTGAGACTTCTTTGAACATGAAAGCTAAACTGTCCTAATCTGTATGCTATTTCTCCACAGTCTTGTGGAGTCATAGATTCTAGTACTTTTCTATCCATAGAAAAATAATGTTCTAGTTCAGAGTTTGTAAACTGACCACCATTATATTTAGGTAAACCTATACCTTTTTCATATTCATCAAGAACATCATCCCATTCTTTAACTCTGTCTTTAGTATTCATCCTAATCTTTCTTCCCATTCCTCTAATAAGTTATACGGTAACTCAATATATGTTATAGAATTTTTTTCACACCACTCTGCTTTTTGCCTATCTTTCTTTTTGGCTTTTAGAAAGTTTAGTTTATTAGTATGGTAAAACGGGATAAATTTATAGTGTTGTTCACCATGTACTTCTATACATTTCTTAATCATCGGTATGTAAAAGTCCAAATATAATGTTTCTTTTCTGTTGATAGGTATGGATACCTCTTCTAATATTTGAAGTGTGGGATATATCTTGTGCAGCAGCTTTCTAGCATTGATGTGATGGCTAGACTTATTGGTAGCTGAAGCCTTAGAGACATATCCTTTTAATGACCATTTCCTAATGTTGTCGTCTAAATCAATAATATCCATTACAAACCTAATGCTTCATTAATCTCTTTTAATAGTGCATCATATACGTCAGGGTTATTTATTAAATGTTCTCTAGCCTTCTCAGCACCTTGAAATTTAGGATTACCCTCTACAGTTTCAAAGGTATACCAAGCACCAGCCTGTGCAATCAACCCAACGTCTACACACATATTAAATAATTCCATACTCTTGTCAATACCTTCTCCATATCTAATGTAGCTGGTAGTAGTTGCTCCCGGTGGCCCAAGAGCAGAACATACGACTTGCCATTCTACTTCTTGTCCTATTTGTGCATTTTCCTTACCTACTAGTAGAGGTGCAAATCTTTTAGCCCGTAGTTTAATATCTGTTTGATATGCAATAGCTTGACCAGACTTTTCCTTAAACTCTGCACCATATCCTGTAGGATTACCCATCAGGTGTGTGATACCGATAACAATATTCTTATTTACAGGAATAACATTGGCAACCTTTCTACAGAATTTAGCAAGTAGTTTTGCTCCGTCTGCTCGTTGCATTTTATTCATATCAGATGTAATTTCTGCTTCTGTACATAAAGCAGAATACGAGTCAATGATAACAATACTTCCCGGTTCTTCATTGATAATTCTTTCTGCAATCTGTAAGTATTCTTCTGCGTGTAGAATTTTACCTTGCGTAGAACCTATCAAAGTAAACCTATCTAAATCTAAACCCTTAATACCTTCTATGTCTCTCTTTTTAAGTCGTCCTTCTATATTCAGATAGTAGCAATGTCTAGGCTTTTCTAGAT